AGGAACTAAAGTCGCATCAGGAACTACAAATCAACGTGGTTCTACTGCTGGTCAGATTAGATTTAATACGACTACAGGATTAGCTGAGTATTATACAGGTACGGAGTTTAAATCTATAGACACTCCACCTACAATTAGTTCAATTGATGTAACTAATATTGAAACAAGTTTAGGTGGTACTCAAACTTTTATTATTACAGGCACTCTTTTTAATGCAAGTGCAACAGTAAAATTTAGAGATAGTGGCGGAACATTAATTACACCAGACACAACAACTGTAAATTCTTCTACACAAATTACAGTTACTAAAACAAGGTCTAGTTTTTCAAATGCAAATGAACCTTATGATATAATTGTAACTAATCCTTCTAATTTATTTGCTATTTTAGAAAACCAAATAAACGTAGATAATTCTCCAACTTGGAATACAGCAAGTGGTTCTTTAGGAACTATATTTTCTAATAGTACAGGAAATCATTTTACTATATCTGCAACAGACCCAGACGGAGATACTGTAAGTTATTCTGAAACAGGTGGTACAGTTTTATCAACACAAGGATTAACATTAAATTCTTCAAGCGGTATTATATCTGGCGACCCAATAGATGTTGCTTCAAATACAACATTAAGTTTTAATGCAAGAGCAACAGGAAACTCAACCTTTGCAGACAGAGCATTTTCAATTCTATTAAGACCACCAATAACAATAAATACGTTTGATATATTTGGAGATAATAGTGCTTTAGCTTTTTATAAATTAGATGGAAACGGAAATGATTTAGGTGGTACTTGGAACGCAACAGCAGGTTCAGCTATTAGTTATTCTGCAAGTGGTGGAAAATTTAATGGTTTTGTAACAGGAAGTTCTGGGGGTAACGATAATAATAATCTTAGAGTTGTAAGTGATACTTTTGCTAATTACTTTGCACCATCTGTTCTTTGGTCATTTTCAAAATGGTTTAAACCAACTACAGGCAATTCATACATGACTATTAATGGTTCTCTTTGTTGGTGGTATATTTATACAGATGGTGGAGCAAATACAAATGTTCAGGCATTACATTATAATAGTGGTTCAGGTACTAATATTAATCTTAGTGGAAATTACACTAATAATGGTCAAGATTGGCAACACATGGTCATTACAAATAATCCAAACGGACAATGTAAAATTTATGTAAATAATACTTTAATAGCTTCAGCAAGTAGTACAACAAGTACAGCTAACTATGAAAGTGGTGCGTATCGTGCTGATATAACTCCAGCACAAGGCGGTTCAAGTGGAGCATCAGTAGACCATTATAGATTATTTAATAAAGAATTAAGTGCAGGACAGGTTACTCAATTATACAACGAAGTAGGATAATTTTTAAACCTCAAAAAGACCATAAGTCTTTTAAATAACAAAAACACAAGTAAAATATGGTAAAAAAAGTATATCAAAACCCTAGCGGTGGTTTAAATGCTAAAGGTCGAGCATACTTTAATAGAAAAGAAGGCTCTAATTTAAAAGCACCAGTTAAGTCTGGGGTTAATCCTCGTAGAGTTTCTTTTGCAGCTCGTTTTGCTGGAATGAAAGGTTCTTTACAAGATGAAAAAGGAAGACCTACTCGTTTAAAATTAGCACTTCGTGCTTGGGGCTTTGCGTCTAAAGAAGCTGCTAGAAATTTTGCTAATAGACATAAAAAATCTTAATTTAATAAAGGTATAAAATATATGAAAGGAAGACAAGGACTTTACGCTAATATTAACCGTAGAAAAAAACTAGGAATATCTAGACCTAAGTCTAAATCAACAATATCAGCTAAAGCATATGCAAATATGAAAGCTGGATTTCCTAAAAAATAAATATGATACCATATACATTTGAAGAAATACAATTTTTAAATAAACAACCAAAAAAGGAAACAACTATGTTCACACCTAAATTTGAAATACCTTCATACGAAGACGCTAAAAAAGCGACTGAAAGTTATGTTGGACAAATTCAGAAATTTTGGGCGGACGCTTTTAAAGACTGGTCAAAGTCAGTAGAAGTGTTTTTTCAAAATAACAAAAAGTAAATAAACAAACAATAACTAAAAGGCGACTACTATGGCAAAAAAGAAAAAAGAAGTGTCAGTTATAGATTTGATTGAAGAAATTGAAGATAAATTGGCAGAGTTAAAAGACAAAGTAGACGATCAACAAGACGATTTCGAAGACACAGATTTTGAAGATGATGATGTGGATTTCGGAGACGACGACGAAGACTAGTTAAATATTAAGTAGTCGGTTGTTACTTGTTTAGACACAGCCGACTATTAAAATTAATATGAAAACTAAAAAAAGACGTTTAACAAATAGAAAAGATCAATTTAATAATAATCTTTTAGTCCATATCTTAAAGGATATGAACACTAAAATAGCACATATACATACCGACATAACTAAACACGGCGATGATATAGTTGAATTAAAACAACAAATTGCTATGTCTAAAGGTGGTTTAAAAGTTTTAATAGGAATTGCAGCTATGTTAGGAACTATATTCACAATATGGCAATACTTTTTAGGAAAAAATGGCTCGTAGAAATTACAGATTAGAGTATCAAAAATATCAGTCGTCATCAGAGGCTAAACTAGATAGAGCATCTAGAAATAGAGCTAGACGAAATTTAATGGCACGTGGAGTTGTTGCTAAAGGAGATGGTAAAGATGTAGACCACAAAGATAGTAACCCACAAAATAATTCGCCCGATAATCTAAGAGTAACTTCTAGAAAATTAAATAGAGGAAAATTTAGAGTTCAATACAAACGTTAATAATAGGATAAATATATATGTGGTGGAGTGTAATACCAACAGTTATTAAAACTGGTGCTGAGATTTATAAAAACCATAAACAATCTGAATTATTAGAATCAGAAGCAGAACGAAGATATTTTGAACGTATGGCTCGTGGAGAAATAGAATATAAACGAGATGTATATGAAGACCAACAAAAAGGTTGGAAAGACGAGTTAGTCTTGATTATTGTGTGCCTACCTATAGTTTTATTAGCTTGGTCTTTATTTTCTGGAGACCCTTTAATACAACAAAAATTAGATTTATTCTTCGATTATTTTAATAAGTTTCCTGAGTTTTATAAATGGCTAGTAGTAGGTATATTCGGAGCAATATATGGGCTTAAACCAACTCTTGACATCTTTAATAAGAAATAATGATTGAAAGATTAAAAGATTTAATAGCTAAAAACTTCTTCAATAAAGAAATAGAAAAGAAAAATAATACTTTATTTAGAAGTAGAAAAGAAGTTGAAATTAATGGTAATGGAACTTCTGGCTATACTATTAAAGAAGGAGTACATAAAGGAATAGTTTTAGGTCATATTAAAAGAAATAAATCAATAATATAATAATAATATGTTTACAATTATAATAAATAAATTAAATAACTATTTAACTAAACTGTTATGGAAACAAGAACAAAAAAAAAGAATAGTAAGATTTAAAAAAGTAATAATTAAAAGCAACAAATTTAAAAGAAGATAATTTTATGACCAACAATTTTCCTTATAAAAAAATCAAAGGAGAATTATACTGGTTAGATGCTAAATCTAAAACTGGTTGGTCAAACAAAGAAGAAATGAAAGAATTAAAACCAGCTACTTGTGTAACTAGTGGTTGGATATTTGAGGAGACAAAAGATTATATTAAAACATTTTCTACGTACTCTTTAGACGAAGATGGAAGTATTGAGTTCGGGGAAATAGTTGTTATACCAAAACATTGGATAATAAAATAAATGTGTATATATAAAACTGCTTATGGTTGTTTACTACTAAAGGAATGTAAATGCCATTAAATACTAAAGGACGTAAAGTTTTAAAAGCTATGCAAAAACAGTATGGCACTAAACGTGGTCGTTCAGTATTTTACGCATCATACAATAAAGGTACAATTAAAAACGTTAAAAAATAATTATGTCAGAAAAAATTAAAACACTAGAAGATTTACACGAGTTGTTAGCTAAAACTCTATTAGATAAAATCAGAGACCCAGAAGTTAAAAGTGCTGACCTAAACGTAGCCCGTCAATTCTTAAAAGATAACAATATAGACTGTATTCCTAAGCAAGGAAATTCAATAGGCAAATTAGCCGAAGAATTGCCCTTTAAACTGGAAGATTTACAGGATATAGTGCAGGACAAGGACTTCAACTAAAGAACGCATATACGTGCGTTTAAATC